CAGGCTATTGAAGCCAGGTTCCGCGTTTTCTCTTGACCGTTCGGGTTACTTGGTGGGCCTGGGCTTGCTGCTCCAGCTGGTCCCACATGGTGGCGCGGTTGTAGCGGCGGCTCAGGAGTTGGAGGGCGGCGTAGGCCATCCGGGTGCAATCTCCCGCCTCATCCCTGCACCCTGCCGGCAGCACCCATTGGTACGTCGTCTGCCCCTTGTCGCGCTTGGGCATCCGCTTCCAGGGGAACAGCTCCGCCAGGAATTGATCGGTCGAGGCCATGCCGAAGTGCAGGTAGCCGGCGCCGGGCTGCTCATTGCGGAGCCGGCCTTGCAGGTGGTTCACGCTCGCGTCGTAGCCCACCTGATACAACAGCACACCTTTCTTGGTTACGCCCTGATTCCTGCGGTTCACATCCACCGCCAGGCCTTTGCCGAGCAGCGGCTTTCCCTTCTGCGGAGCGCCCTTCATCGGCACCCAGACACCAGCGCGACCGCGGCACCAGTCCCGCACCTCATGGGTCGCCAGGCCGCCGTCGTCAATGCCGCCGATCGACAGGCTGAGCTCCACACCGTCGGCCCTGCGCCATTTGGTGCTGACGACCTGATCCAGCTGGGCCAGTGTCTCCGGCTGCTGAGGGTCGCCGTCGATTTCCCAGTGGCCCAGGTGCCAGCCCTCTTCCCCGCGGCCCCAGCCCCACACGGTCAACACCAGCCGCTCGCCAGCAGCGCCGCCACCACCCTGCACATCAACGCCGGCGGTGAGCACTAGCACGCCATTCGGGACCGTCCCCGCCGCGTAGCCATTGCCGGCCGCTTCATTCTTGCGCCGCTGGGCCAGGCCGTCGCCGGTCAGCTTGCCGCTAAGCGTGTCCTCCCACGGCTCGCCAAGCACCGTGTTGTGGAACGTTTGCATCGCGTCTGGGTCGCCCTTGCGCATCGCGTCCAGCGCTTCGGCGTGCTCCCGCACCAACACACCCCAGTCAGCCGCCGGGCTGTAGCTGTAGGCCGCCCAGACATGGAAGCTGGCCAGGCCCGGCCGCTGAGAGACGGCAGTGGCCCTCCACTCGCCGCGCTCCACCATCCACCGTTTTTTGCTGTGCGGGATCGCCTCGGCGCAGTTTTCGCACTGGTAGCAGCCCGTCCGCTCCCCCTCTTTGATGAACTGCTCCCATCGAAGCGTCTGCATCGTTTCGCAGAACGGGCACGGCACGTAGTAGCGGCGCTGATCACCGCGCAGGAACCACTCTTCAGTTTTGCCGCCCTTGAAAATTGGCGTGCCGCCCAGCCCGATTTTTCGGTCCCAGTAGTAGTCAGCACGGTTTCGGCCCAGCTTGATCGGGTCGCCCTCGTCGAGCCTGGGGTAGGCGTCCACCTCGTCAAACAGCACCACCTTCCGGCTTTTGCGCCGAAAGCTCCGGCCACTGGCTGCGTTCACGATGTCGATTAGCCCGCCATTGCCCAACTGCTTGAGAAGGATCGTGTTGCTGGCGGTGTTGCGGGCCTTGCTCTCAGAGATGAGGCCGCGGAGGACCGGCGTGTCCTCAAAGAGCGGCTTGATTTCCTCCTTGCTGTAGGCCTGTGCGTCTTCTTTGACCGGCTGCACGATCATGATTTCGCATGGATCTTGATGGCTGTAGTACTGCACAACCACGTTGAGGCATTTGGTGTAACCCACCCGCGCCGACTTCATGACCGCCACCGTCTCTACTGCCGGATCAGTGAAGGCGTCTAGCAGCTCCCGCTGGTACGGCAGGCAGCTCCAACGGCCTTTGGTGGCTGTCGAGCCAGTGAGCACGGCAAACTCGTCCGCGTACTCGCTCAGCCGCAGCCGCGGCGGTGGCCTGAAGCCCGCCAGGATCTGCCGGGTCAGCTCTGCCGGGTCGGTGGTGATCACGCTGCCACTTCCCCGCTGGCCAGTCCCTCGAGCGCCTCGCGGATGAGCGCCGTCAGGATTTCCACCTCCTCAATCTCCAAGTGGGGGATGCGCTGCTTGGCAGCACTGGGCACCCCCAGCAGCCGGGCGCGGGTGATGTTGACGGCTTGGTTCCAGCCCATCTCTGCATCCTCACGGCGCAGCAGTTGGCCCTCCTTGGTCTTGCGTTCCAGTTCCAGGAGGTTGGCTTTTTCGTATTCGGAGCGGGCGCGGCTGATGGTGTAGTTGGGTAGACCCTCCGGCGCATCGCTGGGCAGCTGCGCAGGCTGCCGCCGGGAAGGCGGATCACGCTTTGACGCTGGCTGCTGCGCCTCGGCCTGATGCGGGGCCACCCGCGCCAGATACTCCGCCACCAACGTGGTCGGGTCCAGGCGGAGCGGCCTCTCCTGCACCACGCACCGGCTGCCCTTCAGCGCTCCGCGGTCGCAGAGCTTGTCCAGGTTCTGCCGGGTGCAGCGCCGACCGGTCTGGGCTTCAATCAGCTCGGCGCCTTTAGTTGAGTTGATGGGGGTCATTGCAACCACGCTACCCGGAAAGTTGCAACCGGTTGCAAGCGGCGACAAGTCAGGCCAGCGCTAGCTGCTGGTACTCCGGCCCGCGCATTGCCTGGCAGATCCGCTGCAGCCGCAGCTCACTGAAGAACGGCTGCGCCCGATACCAGCGCTCCATGGGCCGGCTCCGTTTGCTGGCGTTGCAAGCAGTGCAGGCCGGGACGATGTTGGCGATGTCATGCGGTCCGCCCTTGCTAATCGGAACGATGTGCTCCATCTCCATTTCGCCGCCGGTTCCGCAGTAGGCGCAGCAGTTGCCAAACTCGTTGAAGCGGCGCCGGATCGCGTTGACGGGGATCTGGACGGGGGTCTGGCCGCGAGCCTTGATCTTCCTTCGCTTGGTTTTCTCTCGGTTGTAAAGGCGAAAATCGGGATCGGTTTTGTATTTGCGGTGCCAGTATTTGCGCTTTTCTTGGCGTATTTGCTCTATTCCTTCTGGGCTTTCCCGAAAGTAGCGGCGCTGCTCTTGCAAGCGTTGACGCTGCTGTTTCGCGGCCAACTGCTCCGCTTGCTTGGCTTCCAGCGCCTGCTTAACCAGCGGCTCAAGGTGGGCCCAGTCAAGTGGATGGCCGGCGCTCACCAAGGATCTCGCAGCCCGAGCCTCGCGGATGCTGAGCTTCCTGCCGTGCGGCATAACCAGGTCTTCAAGCCCCTTGGCTCGCGTGCTTGTTGCGCGAGCTCTTGCATGGTAGAGCCGAGCGCGCTCGTTGCTGATCTTGCGATATTCGGGATCTTGCAGCTTTGCGTTCATTCTTTCCCTGGCGGCTGCCCTATTTGCTTCCAGGTTTGAGTAATACCGAGCCTTGCTGCGGTCTTTGCAGCACTGCACACATTTGTTGTCGTTGATCCTCCTCAGGCTTTGATCTGTGCCGTTCCAGCTGTGTCCCTTGCTGCAGATTTTTCCAAGTTTGTATTTCGATTCGTCAAAGCGCTGCTCTTCTGGCTGTGTCGCGTACAATCCGGTCATCGGCCTGTTGCTCCAGGTTGATCACGGGTCGGGTGTTCCACCACGCCGGCCCTCACTAATGCTAGCGCGCTTAATCGCAACCTTTTCAACAACATTTATCGAGATATTTAGGTCCCTGTTAATACACCCACATAGCCCTCCCCCCTTTCCAAGGACCCTGAAGGGTGGGGGGTGTGACCCAGATCACAACCCCAGCCTGTTGACCTTCCTGGTGATGTTCCTCCTGAGCTCCGCCTGGTAGCTCTGCGCAAAGGATCGATGCAGGATGTCGGACACCGGGAACGTGGCCTTGTACTGCGGCGCCTTGCGCGTCAGGTAGAAGCTGGTATGGAAGCCGCGCTTCTTCCTACCCACGCGGAAGTAGATGCCGGCCTTCCTGCCGCCTGCTGTTGGCATCACGGCGGCGAAGTAGTCCGCCTTGCCGGCCGCCAGCGGCTTGCTCCGGTTCATGTTGAAGCCTTGGAGGTTGAAGGCCTTGATGCGCGAGAGCACGCGCGTATGGGTGCCAGCGACAGGGTTGCCGTAGGAGTTGAAGTTGATGCCGCTGTTCTTGTAGTTGGCCGGGATGTAGTACATCCCACCGAAGCCCGAGATCGACCGCAGCCGCTGTTCGCCTCGTGTCGCTGGCCTTGCGGTGCCCTGCACCATCGGGAGCAGGTAGTGACGCGTGCTGCCCTGGTTCTTCTGCTTGAGATCCTTGAATCCCACCTCAACAGACAAGCGGTCGGGCTTCACGTACCCAGGCCACCTGTAGATCGAATTGAGCGTGAACGGCGTTGGCTTGTCCACGTACTGAGGCGTGACCCGCTTCAGGTTCTCCTGCGAGTCCTTGGCCGCAGCCGACATCGCATCAGCAACAGCCCACTTCAACTGCTGCTCAGTCAGCGCCTCGGCCCCTTTGATCACGCGATCAAGGCCCGTCGTCTGTAGGTCTATCCGCAACATCCGCGTACCTGATAGCAGTGATCCTCACCCCCTCATGCAGCTGCCTGCACAGCCACCCAGCCGCATAGGCCGAGTCAGCCCGCAGGCAGACATCACGGGTCCGGCTCTCGTCCACCCGGACCGTGACCAGGAAGCGGCGGAGAGGGGGGCG